CCAGGCTCGGAGATCAGGTAGGTGCCGGACGGTTCCAGCGGACCGCCGGACGCCCGATGCCCGGTGAACAGCGGCGGATGATTCGGGGACAGCGCGCCACCCAGACTCAACCCCGACGTGGACGACCCTGACGGTTGAGATCCTGCTGTCGGCGGCTGGGACGACGGGGTGGCACTCTGACTGCGGGCCGCGTCACCGGCCGAGGACCCCGGCGCCAGCGGATCACCCGGCAGCAGGTTCAACAGATCGCTCACGTTGAGCCCGGCGTCCTTGAGTCGCATCAGCTCGTCGTAGACGGCCGCCAGGTTCGTCGCAGAGGTCGCCAAACTCCCGTTGAGGGTGTCGGTGGCCTTCCCCAGATTGATAGCGGCGCTGACCTGATTGTCCTGGGCGTCGGCGATCGACGTGTGGGCTTTGGCCACGTCGATGCGGGCCTTCGCGATCTTGCTCGCGTAGTCGGGGTCGCCGGCCTCCGCCGTGTGCAACTTGTCGAGCGCGTCCTGGTTGTGTTGGATCGCGGCGGTCACCGAATCATGCGCGTTCACCAGGGCGTCCATGGCGGCCTGGACCGCAGGGTCGGCGTCCGTGCCCTTCCGCTGCACCGTCGCCAGATTGTCGGTCGCTTTGCCCTGGTCGATGATCGCCTGGGTGACCTCGTCGTGGCGGGTCTTGACCTCAGCTTGGGCCGCGGCCAGTTCGCTGGCCGACGCTGCGCCCGAGCCCATCAGCGCGTCGAGCTTCTCCTGCGCCTGCTGCTCAGCCGCCTTCGCCGATCCGATCTTGTCGCCGGCCAGCGCGATCTTGTTCTGAGCGTCCGCCAGGTCGAGGGCTGTCGCCCGCTCCCGCGCCTTGTTCAGGTTCTGCTGGGCGCGCTCCTCGGACTCGATCGCCCGGGTCAGCCCGTTCGACGCGCTCGTCGCCGCCTGCTGAGCGGAGACAACAGCCTTCTGGTCGACCGGCCCTTGGGCCAGCAGATCGGCGAGCGCCTCCTCCTTGTCGGTCAGGTTCTGTTTGGCGTCCGCCAACGCCTGCGCAGAGTCGCGGACCGCTTTCTCAGCGGCGATCTCGCCGGTCAGCGACGAGGTGAGCTTGTCGACCGCCGCCTGTTCGTCGGTGAGCTGCTGGGCTGCGAGCTGGGCTTGGGCCGCCACGTCGGCGTTCGTGGCCGCGTTGGAGCTCATCTTGCCGGTCAGGAAGTCGAACGCCCCGCCGAGAGTGTTGAGAACCGATCCGAGCCCGGTTGACGACAGAAGCGACCCGCCGAGAATGTCGGAGAAGTGCGGGATCTTCTCGACGGCCTTGGCCAGATCGCCGACGTACCCGACCGCCCGCACAAGGTCGGGGAGGATGCCTTTAGCGAGTCCTATCTCCAGCCCGTCGAACGCCTGCTTGATCTGGCCGACCTCGATCTTCATCGCCTTGGCGTTGACGATGTCCTGATCGCTGACCAGGTTGCCCGACGCTTTCGTCGACGCGTTGATCGACTTGATCTGAGCGTCCGTCAGCTTGAGCAGGGGAATGAGTGCGGTCGCTTGCCGCAATCCCAACTGCTTGGCGATCGCATCGCGGGTGCCGGCGTCGGCGGAGTCGTTGTACACCTTCCGCAGGTTGTCGACAGTGCCGATCAGGTCGAGGGTGCCGTCCTTGAACCGAGCGGTCTCGACGCCGTACTTGCCCAGCTTGGATGTGCCGTCCCCGATCGACGCGCCCAGCCGCTGGAACGCCTTCGCCGCGGTGTCCGGGTCGATCCCGAGCACCTTCATCTGACCGATGAACAGCGACACCTCCTGGGTGGTGCCGCCCATGATCGCCTGGAGCTTCTCGACCTCCTCCGACAGGCTGAGAAGTCGATGGACCCCGGACTCGACGAGCTTGAACTCCAACGCCGCGCCGGCGACCGCCGCCGCCGGCCCCAATGCCGACAGGGCGCTCGTCACACTCTGACCACCAAGACCGAACGCGCCCAGAACCCCGGCGCCCTTGCCCGCCTCCTCGGTCAATCCGGCGGTGGCCGCTTTCGCCTGCAACTCGGCGGCCGTCAACTTGTCCGACGCGGTCACCGCCGTCGCCTTCGACAGGTTCGCCTTCTCCACAGCCGCGGCCGACTTCGTCTGGGCAGCGGCGATCGTGTCGGCGTCCCCGGCAGCCTTCGCCTGCGCCAACGCCAGCTTCGATTCCGACGCGGCCAGCTTGTCGGTCGCCGCGATCAGCTTCGCGGAGGCCGCCTCCGCCTTCGCCTGGCTGACCGCCAACGAATCGGTCGACTTCGCGGCCTCGACGATCTGGTTGAGGCCGGTGACCTTCGACTCGATCAGCAGCGCCAACTGCTCGGAGATGACAGCCATTCAGTCCTCCCCGGGGTCCTGCGCGTCGAGCAGCAACGTCAGATCACGCACCGACTGGGCCTTCGTCACCTCGGGCGGCCAATACCAAGGATGGCCGGCGAACCTCACGACGAAGATGTCGAAGGTTCGCCCCCCGGTAAAGGGAGGCCGTCCTCGTAGACGGTCGGAAGGTCGTCGGCCTCAACCGTCCACATCGCCTCGACCGCGTCGAGGGTCAGGTCTCCCAGAATCTTCTCGACGACATCCTCGGCGTGGTCGCGGCGGAGGAGCACCGCCATCACCGCGATCTTGTGGCGCATTACCCCAAGGGCGCGCAGCGCGGTGTAATCCACGCCGAGGAGACGTTCGAGTTCCTCCACCTCCCTGATCTTGAGGTCGCCGGTGTGATAGCGGCGGCCCTCACAGGTGAAGACAAGACGAGAGGCCACCTATCAGCCAACTCGGCTGACCGAGGTCGCAGCGTCGAAGCTGCCGTTGATCGTGACACCCTTGGAGACACCACCACCGGTTGAGAAGTCGAAGAACGACGTCCCGAAGAAGTAGGTCCCCGGAGCGTTGATGATGTCCGGGTACAGATAGAACTTGCGGGCGTTGCCGTCCGATGCCGCGGTGTACATCTGCTGGGTGGCGTCGTCGAAGAAACCCGAGTAGGTGCCCTTCGCATCGGGGAGGCCAGCGACGTAGACGAGGTTTGTGTCACCCATACCGGTGACATCGACCTTCTGCGTGCTGAACGCGAGCGTCCAGTCGGCGATGAAGTTGACGAGGCCGGCTGAACCTCCACCGGCGATGTCGAGGTACATGCGGCCGTTACGACCGTGACGACGGGCCATTTGATTGCTCCTTATCCGGGGGTTGGGGTACTACAGGGCTTCAACAGCGGCGAGAAGCCGCTTGGCGTTGTTCGTGAAGGTCCGGTCCGCTATCGCCGCACGGGCCGCCCTGGCTACCTCTGAGCGGGCGTCGTCGTTGGCGAGCCACCAGCGGAGCTGTTCGGAAAAGTCGTCGGGGCCGTCGAAGGTGGGAAGCATCGACAGCACCTCGTCGCCCTCACCGCGCGACTCCCGCAGGAAGAACGTGCCGCAGGCGGCCAGTTCGACCTCGCGCGGACCCATCGACCAACCTTCGACTAGATCGTCGGATTGGGCTTCCCGGCGGTACAGGTTCACCGACGCTTTCGTCGCCCGGTACAGCTCCACGGCTTCGCTGTTCTCGATGCAATGCTCGATGTCATGGGCGAGGAACTTGCGGAGCGGCGAGCCCTCGGCGAGCTTGCCCCAGTTGCCTCCGAGGGCAACATCGAGCCCGGTCCAGTCGACGGCTTCCAGGAACTCGATCCGGCTGGGGTAGCCGGTGCCGACCAGACAGAAGTCGCTTTCGTCATCCGGGTAGCGGACCGGGCCGGGATGGTGGACGGCGGGGTCGTAAGCGTGGGGGATGTAGACCGTCGGACCGATCTCACGGAACCGGTCGATGTTGGTCGGATCGTTGAGAACGTTGAGGCTGACGTGGGCGGCCCGCTCGAGTTGCCGGTCGTCCTCATAGGGCGACTCGGTGTGGAGCATCACGACTTTGTGACCGCGGGCTCGCAGGATCTGGAGCGTGTCGACCGGGACGTAGAACCCGGAGGTGATGACGACCACGTCCGGCCAGAACTCGTAGCAGACCGTCTCGATACCTTTGGCGGCCATCTTCACCGCTCCGCTGTCATCGACATGGCGGACGAACTCGCCGTCCTTGATCTGACCGGCGGTCTGGTAGAACGACAGCCGGTCGGAGAAGTTGAGGTTCCCGACGTTGCAGCCGAGCCCGGCGAGAGCACCCACCCAACCCTTGTGGACGTCGGAGACCGAGAAGTTCGGTCCCGGTTCGACCATCAGGACTCTCACAGGCCGAACACCTTCCGCATTGTCCCGGCGAGGGCTTCGCCGCCCGCCTCGGCCATCAACGGCAGGGCGGCGTCCCGTGCCCGTTCCCACATGAACTGGCCGCGGGTCGCGCCCTTACGGCTGGATGCGACCGGATGGTCGCTGCCGGCGATGTAGAGCGCCTGCTTGCGACCCCGAACCCCGGTGACCGCACCGGGAAGGATCGTGTCGGCACCCGACCGGGAGATCGCCCGGGTGTCGTGGTCGAGCAGATGGGCCTTCCGGCTTGTCATGCGGACCAGCGCCGACGGCACCGGGACGGGCGTGACGGTGGTTCGCACCCGGGTAATCGGACGCCCGGCGTACCGCCCGGATGTGGCGGCGACAGCGGCCTCCATGATCTTGGCGGCCTTCACTACGCCCTCCATGCCGGCCGCCGGGACGGCGTCGGCGAGAGCGTTCAGCTTGGCGGCCAACGCCCCGAGATTTGAGGAGGTGCCCATCAGAGCATCGCCAGCACGTTGAACGACACCGCAGCGAACGTCGTCTCGCCGATCGTGAGCTGGTGCGGGCCTTCGATCGTCTCGACGACGATCGTCGCCCCGCCGATCACTGCCTTCTCCAAAATGTCGGTGACCGAGGTCGCTGATCCGGTCCCGACATAGGAGTCGAGCGAATCCTGGGCGGACACCCAGTCGGCGAGCTGGACGAGCACCTGCACGGCAAGCCTGACATCGACCGATGTGCGGTCCATGCACGCCCGGGGCCCGAACGGGAGGACGTGGATGATCGCGCACGGCACGATCGGGCTCGGCGGGACGTTGTCGTACACGGTGAGACCACTGATCGCCTGGAGGGCTGTCTGGATGCTGTCACGCAGGCCGGCGAGATCCATCTAGGCGACCAGGATCGAGCCGCGGACGTAGCCGTTGTCGAGGAGGCTGCAAATGTCGGGGTCTTCGCCGCGGGAGATGCGAACCGGGCCGAAGTCGCCGAACCCGGCGACACCTTGGGGGCTGTCCTTGCGGTGGTACAGCCGGGCGGCCTTGATGAGTGTCGCCTGGACGACGGCGTCAGGAACCGCCGGCCATCCCCATTTGGCGGTGACCTGCACCCGGTCGAGTCGGGTGAGCCAGGTGTTCACGAGCCACGGGAACGTCTTGGACCCGATGGCCCGCAGCGACGTCCACGGGCGCGCCTCCGGGTATGCGGTCGGCGCGTTGTAGGGGAGAAGCTGGAAGTCCGTAGCGGCCCACGTCGTCTCGAATGTGCCATCGCCCGCGGCGTCGGTCTTGACGATCAACCCGGTCGAGTCCCCGATCTCGGCGCCGTAGGCGTCCTGGGATGAGAACGAGACGGTCAGGAGTGAGTCGGGGATGAACGTGCGGGCTACGGGGCTGGCGTCGAGCCAGAACCGACGGTGGCAGTACGCGTCCACGGCGCGGGATGCGGAGTTGACCGCCTGCTCTAGGAGGGTGTCGCTCGCCGTGTTCTGGGCGCCGACATAGCCCTTGATCGTCGCCAGGTCGGTGTACCCGTTCGTGATGGTCACACGTCACCTCCAAACGAGAATCGTCTACACATACCCGGCCGATGGTTCACGGTCACGTCCCGGTCGTGTCGGCCAGAAGGCCAAGGTCGGCGTCGGTC